AAATTGAAAGATTGGGTGGTGATCCCAAACAAATGGAGATGGATGTATAATGCCTAGTTACACTTTTTATGATGAAAAATCTGGAATAGAATGGACAGAGATGTTATCTATTGCAGAGAGAACAAAATTTCTTGAAGAAAATAAACATATAAGACAAGCTGTAGTTCCTGTTGCTGTTGTGGGAGATCATGTTATGGGCGTTGGGCCGAAGACAGATAGTGGTTTTGAAGAACGTATGTCTCAAATCGCAAATTCACATCCTGGCTCTCCTCTTGCATCAAGATATAAAAGTAACGAATCTCATGCAAAGATTAAGGCCCGAAGTGTTATAGATAAACATAAGAAGAAAAAGCCCTTTGTAAGTTGATAAATATTTTAAAATGGTACAGGCGAGAAATACCAAACTTCAGCACCGATGCACAGCATTGACGCAAGCTGGGAAGTCCCTCCGCCTATGTACCAGAGAGGGGGTAGCGCTGCTCCCTCTCACATTAATTTGAAAGAAAGAAAATGGCAAGTAAGAAAAATAAAGAAATCAATCACAATAATCTAGTAACAATCAAACCAATTACTGATAACCAAAAATTAGTTTTCAATAGTTGGAAGAAAGAACAACATCAATTTTTGTTTGGTGCGGCTGGTACAGGGAAGACATTTATCTCTATGTACTTGGCACTTCAATCTGTTATGGATTTAAAGTCTAAACATGATAAACTTGTTATAGTACGTTCTTTGATTCCTACAAGAGAGATTGGTTTCCTCCCTGGCGATGAAGAAGATAAGGCAGCCCTGTACCAAGTTCCTTACCAAAACATGGTACAGTTTATGTTTGAGCAACCTAACGAACAATCATTTAATAATCTCTATGATCGACTCAAAGGTCAAGGTTCTCTTTATTTTCTATCAACTTCTTTTCTAAGGGGGTTGACATTTGACAATACAGTTGTTATAGTAGATGAATGTCAGAATTTAAACTTTCATGAATTGGATACTATTATAACAAGGATAGGACAAGATTCTAGAATTATTTTCTGTGGTGATTTTGATCAAACTGATTTACAGAGAACAAATGAAATAAATGGGCTATTTAATTTTGTTAAGATTTTAGAGGAAATGGAAGAGTTTAACTGTACAGAATTTACCATTGGAGATATTGTGCGGTCAGGTTTTATTAGAAGTTATTTAATTAATAAAATTAAACTTGGAATAGGAATGGATTAATTGAAACATACAGAACGCCAATGGTTTAGAGAAGTAGGGTGGGGAAAAGTGCCAGAAGAATACAAATACAAATGTCCTAAATGTGAAGACACAGGAAAAATACCGATGTATAAATTAAATCATGCTCATGTTGAAGGAGCACTTGCAACAACATTAACAGATTGTGATGAATGTAATGGAGAAGAATAATGAATATGGAAAAATTAAGAGAAGAGTTAGAGGCCGATGAAGGAGTCAAATACGAAATATATAATGATCATCTTGGTTATGCTACTTTTGGTATCGGGCATCTTATACTGGACTCCGATCCCGAGCAAGGTTCATCAGTCGGGACTCCCGTCAGTGAGTCCAGAGTCGCTGAGGCCTTCCAATCAGATATCGTTCAAGTCGTGTCTGACTGCGAAACCCTCTACCCAGATTTTGAGAGTTTGCCAGAAGATGCTCAACGAATAATTGCAAACATGATGTTTAACATGGGACGCCCAAGGTTGAGTAAGTTTAAGGGAATGAAACGTGGTGTAGATTCAAGAGATTGGAACGCAGCCGCAGATGAGATGGTTGATAGTGCTTGGTACAAACAAGTAACCAATCGAGCAGAAAGACTAGTAACAAGGATGCGAAATATAACTTAATGTTTAATCATTTGAATGTGGAGTTGCCCCCTATAAATGCAACAACAACAGACGGTGTTCGTCTATATGAGACACCAGAAGGAAACAAGTACCCATCAATCACAACTATTTTATCAGTACGTAATAAGTCTGGACTCATGGCGTGGCGTAAACGTGTAGGTGAAAAGACTGCAAACTATATTGCTGGTAAGGCCGCAGCTCGTGGTACTAAGGTTCACCATATGTGTGAGGATTTTCTTAATAACGAAAGTATAGAACACCACCAGAAGGATTTTCTTCCTTGGTGTTTATTTACTCAACTACAAAAGTCTCTTACAAAAATAGATAACATCCATGCACAAGAAGCAGGACTCTATAGTGATAAATATAAAGTAGCGGGTAGAGTTGACTGTATTGCAGAGTACAATGGTGTACTGTCTATTATAGACTTCAAGACTTCAACTAAAGAACGCAATGATGATTGGAATGAAAACTATTACATTCAATGTTCAGCTTATGCAGAAATGTACGAAGAACAAACTGGTAAAGAAATTAAACAGATTGTTATTTTATGTGTTACTGAAGATGGCCAAGTACAAGAGTTTGTAAAAGAGAAATTTGATTACCTTGACTTATTGGTAGAAACCGCTGAAGAATGGAGAAACCAAAATGAAACACCTATTATCGATAATGGCGGTGTTTCTGTTAATGGGTTGTCAAACAACTGATACTACTCCCAAAGACACAATATCGCCCGAAAAAGTAGTTAAAGAAGAGAAACCACAAATGCCACCGATGGAACTTGCAAATCCTATTATTGTTCATAAACCTCTATTATGTGCTGATGGTCAAACACTTGTAACAGGAATTGTAAAAAATCATGGAGAAAAACCTATTGGATGGTTTACTTCTGAGAAGCAAGGTATGCAAGGTCAAGACCACAAAGTTCTAATTATGGCTAATCTAGATAAGGGTACAATATCGATATTAGAGTATCCGAATCCTAGTACTGCGTGTTTTTTGGCTGTGGGTGAGGATTTAGAACTTACTAAGGAGTTGAAATCAAAGAAAACAAAAGGTAATCCTGTTTCTTACAAAAGGGTATTGACTTTAAAGTAACTACGTGGTATAAATATAATACAATTTGATGATACGAATTGAAGACTGAGCTGGACAGGGGTGCAATTCCCCTCGCCTCCACCAAAAGGAGATTGGAATGGAACAGATGTTAATAGAGGGTCAAGATGAAGAACCCTTTAGTACGAGAACTGAGTAAGTGGATGTTTAAAGCATATATCGTTTGGAGTATATGTGCAGACATAACACTACTTGCTGGTTTGGTTTATCTAGTCTTTTTTTGATGGGGGCGAATTAGGATCGACAGGCAGAGATAGATTAGTGGAGAATTGTCGGATGACTGCGTTATTGGTCAAATTAGTAAATGCAAATGATAATATTGCATCTCAAGATTTCGCACTAGCTGCGTAATTGGATAGGGTTCGGTGGGTTCCTAGTAACAGAATACCCACCATTTTGAAACTGTCATATAAGGAGAATTTATATTATGACTACTAAGACTACCCAAGCAACTAAGGTTGCAACCGCACTAGTAAATGGTGCAGAACTAACCGCTAAACAGATTTCATCACGTTATGGTGTTAAGAATGTTCGTGCAGTTATAAGCCAACTTCGTTCAGAAGGTTTTTCAATCTATCTGAATAAACGTGTTTCGTCTTTTGACGGAGAGACATATATGAAATATATGCTCGGAACACCAACAAAAGCAGTTGTTGCTGCTGGATATAAAGCATTACGAACTGCTTAATATCGAAAGGAAATTGTTTGAAGTTAGAGGCCACAGTAAAATGAAATCATTTACCATTTACGGCTTGGATGGGACAAGATACTATTTACGGCGGAATTGTTTATAGTATCAAAAACGTGTGATGACGTAATACATCCGTGAGGGGCCAAGGTTAGTCCCTCACCTTATATTTTAATGGAGCAATTATGGCACTTAGTACTACAAAAACTTTCTCACTAGAGATTGAAAACATCGCAAAAGAAAAAAGAGTTTCACATATGGAAGCAGTACTTTGGTATTGCAAAAAAGAAGGTATAGAGCCAGATACAGTCGGTTCTCTTATATCTAAAAGTCTCAAAGAAAAGATAGAAGCAAATGCTCGAGACTTAAACTTTCTTCCTAGACAAGCACAATTACCGATATAGGAGTATCAAATGTTTGCACTATTATTTATTTTACCGATTCTATTTGTTTCATCAAATGCAGAGTTTTTTGCACAAATAGAAAAAGAAAAAGCAATGGGAGCCACTTGGCATAAAATTGACCCTAAACCTTTAGACCCTAATGCAAAATCAGTACCATTACAGTTGTGTGATGATGATGGTGTATGTAAAGAACCTTATGTCATCTATAAGTTAAAGATGCCAGAGAATGACTAAAGGATTGCTACAAGCAATCATAGTATTAGTACCTACATATATCACAGCATATCTTACAGATAAAATGATATATGTTATTCCAATGTTAGCAGCTTCAAGTTTTATTGCGGCAAGTATTGTAGGAGATAAATCAACTCGTAGAGTTGAAGAAGATGGATACAAAAAAGACGATGGAACCAATTGACGTTTATATAATGTATTGTGCAATGAAAGCACATTTTAGTAGAAAAGATTATGATTTTTTTAAGTATGGTGGTAAGACAAAAGTTTCTAGAGATTCCTTCTGGAAACGTAAAGACAGATTTTTCTTTGTTAAACTTTCAAAAAAATATAAGACAGAAATAGAAATCAGAAATTATCTTGTTTCTAATTTCATAAAAGATAAGAGTGGCTATATTGCAAACTTTAGTGAAGAAAATTATAAATCATGGTTACTTAGAAGGTCAGGATTTTTTGACCAGTTTGTAATAGAGATGAAACCTTTTATAAAAGAGTTTGAACCTTTATTTGAGGTAAAGAATAGTTCGCATCCAAAACTATTAAAAGAGTTTTTGGGTAGTAGAGTATCATTAGAAACTATGTTAGTTTTAGATGAGCTCGTAAGTTTTAGTAAGAAATGGGATCAACAATTAGAGGATGATATTGTATGGGTTGACTTAAAAAAATTGATGAAAAATTACAAAGGGTTCTTGACAATTAACAAGAACAGGTATAGAATAAAACTATTAAAACTTATAGAGGAGTCTAATTAATGGATGTTACAGTTTACCTTGATAAAGGTGATGCACTAAGAGAAGAAGGATTTTTTGAATCTAAGGTAAGTGACCTTAGTAAGAAGATCAAATCTTTAGAGTGGTCAAATGCTGAGTTGGTGAAAATGAATGAAGAACTTCGTGAGAGAGTTACTAAACTTGCTACACGACATTCTAATAGAAGTTTTCCACCAAGACGTAACAACAATTTCAAAAAAAGGGACTAGTGGAATATGCCGGCGTAGCTCAGTTGGTAGAGCATCTGATTTGTAATCAGAGGGTCATGGGTTCAAATCCTGTCGCCGGCACCATTACATGGAGAGAATATGAAAGTTAAATTTATTGATAAAATGGGTAGTGATCTCTCTGTAGTAAATGCAGCAAGAGTATCGTTTGCAAAAGAATCAGAATGGGAATCCATTCCAGAGGCAGGGCCTATAGAAGGTTTGTTATCAAGTCAAGATGAAAAACTAATTGGTTATCTTGCAAAACATAATCATTGGAGTCCTTTTGGTCATGCATCTATGCAATTCCATATTAAGGCTCCTGTATTCGTTGCAAGACAATTAGTAAAACACCAAGTTGGTTTAGTATGGAATGAAGTATCTCGTAGATATGTTGATGATGAGGTAGAGTTCTATGTACCAGAAGACTGGCGTGGAGCTCCTGAGAACTCTAAACAAGGTTCTTCATCTGAAGTTATTGACATTAATCCTCATCATAGGATGGTAGATGATTATCAACAAGTTTGTAAGAAAGCAAAGTGGACTTATGAACATCTTCTTAGTCAAGGTGTT